TCAACTTTTACTTCTGCTGATATTGGCGACTTCTTCGGTTACGTCTACCGCATCACTAATCTCCAGACGGGGAAACAATACATCGGTAGGAAATATTTCTACTCAAAACGTAAGCCTAGAGGTGGTAAGAGACGGGTTACGTCTGAGAGTGATTGGAAAAGATACTATGGAAGCTCTGACGAACTTAAGTCAGATAGAAAAGTATTTGGAAACGAGATCTTCAAACGCGAAATCATCTCCCTCCACAAAACAAAAGGGAAAGTAAATTTTGAAGAGACAAGACAATTGTTTCTTAATAATGTTTTAACTGAAAGCTTGACTGATGGGACTCCTGCCTTTTATAATAATAATATCCTTGGTCGATATTATAGAAAGGATTATTTTGAGTCTCAGTAGCTCAGCTGGATAGAGCAACTGCCTTCTAAGCAGTCGGTCACAGGTTCGAATCCTGTCTGAGACGCTTGGATATTACAGGAGAATAAGATGACTAAAAGAACTTGGGAACAAGTAGATAAGAAAGGTAGACAGAGTACTTGGGAGTGGGAAGAAACTCCAGAAGTCAGGGAAGCCGTACAAAGACTTCATGATGACATGCGTAATGCATCTAAATATGATGTCCCTAAAGAGGAATTGAAATGAAAATATTTCTAGATACTGCTGAGACTGATGTTGTTAAGAAACATTTTTCTAGTGGATTGATTGATGGATTGACTACTAATCCTACTCTTATTAGAAAGAGTGGTAGGAAGCATGAAGAAGTATACCAAGAACTTAAAGATATTGGTATCAAAGATATTAGTATGGAAGTCATTGGTGATAAAGGTAATATGGTCTCTGAAGGTAAGAGACTTCATAAAAAGTTTGGTTCTTGTGCTACTATTAAAGTTCCTTGTACTCCTAATGGATTGAAGGCTTGTAGGGAATTAGCTCAAGATAATATCAGGGTGAATGTTACTCTTATATTCTCTGTGGCTCAATCTATTCTCGCTGCTAAAGCGGGAGCTAAATATGTTTCTCCTTTTGTGGGGAGAGTTGATGATAATTCCTTTGGTGGATTATGTTTGGTTAAGGATATTGCCAATCTCTACAGAGAACAGATGATAAGAACCGAAGTTCTGGCAGCATCTTTAAGAGGTGTAAGAGATGCAGCAAAGGCATTTCAGTATGGTGCTGATGTAGTTACTATGCCACCTAAAGTTTTTGAGGGTATGTATAATCATGTTCTTACAGAAAAAGGACTTGATATTTTTGATAAAGATTATGCAGCTAGTATAGAGTAATGAAGACTTATCTACCTAAACAAATGGTGGTGGTAGATGGAGGTAAGGTTGTTAGAGCTAATTTTATTTTCATGGATTTGAGGACTCTAGATGACAAAATTGACAATCTTAAAATGAGGGGATACTGGTGAGACTTGGTGTTATGTGTTCTGGAAACGGAACTAACTTTGAGAATATAGTTAAACAGTGTCCAGATCATGAAGTTGTTTTGATGATCCATAATAAAGAGGAGTGTGGGGCTAAAAGAAAAGCTTATGATTTAGGGATTCCAGCTTGTCACATAAAAAGTAAAGATGAACATCTTATATCCATAACGTTTCAAGCATTGGAAGTAGACCTTATTGTAATGGCTGGATGGATGAGGATTGTAGGTAAGGAACTTATTGATTCTTTTAGCGATAGAATTATCAATATTCACCCTTCTTTACTTCCCAAATATAAAGGACTAAATGCAGTTCAACAAGCCCTAGATAGTAAAGATAAAACCACTGGGTGTACTGTACATCTGGTGACAGAAGAATTGGATTCAGGGAAGATACTTCATCAAGCTTCTGTTCCTATAGAAGAAGATGATACTCTTGATACCTTGAGTGATCGTATTCACCAGGAAGAATATCGTATTTTGCCATTAGTAATCAACAATTGGAGAAGAAAATGTTAACGGTCAGGTGTAGAAAATGCGGAAAGCAGTTAACTTCATCACCTAAGATACAGGTATGTGGATGTGCCAACAGGTTACAACTTCACGACGAAACAGTAAGTGCTCTTGACTTATCACAGGTAGTCATAGTAGACTCCGATACGAAAAAAGAATCCACTACCATTCTTAACCCTCAAGATTTAGCATTTCAAGAGGCGAGAAGAAAAAGAAAAGTTCGTAAACTAGATTTTGAGGTAAGATGAGCCCAATCGATAATGTCTATACAAAAGAAGAGGTAGACATGTTGATCCAGGCTGCAGTTGCTGAAGCACATGAGATGGATCAAATAATGATGGCAAAGCATAATCGCAATGCTACTATTATTAGTATGATATTGGGGTTGATATGTCTTGCATTATTTCTTGATGGACTCTTGAGAATTCTTGGTATCATTCCACCTTTTATGGATTTAGATGTAAGTATTTTGGATGATGTGGTAGATAAGGTTGAGAGTGATGTAATTCCTATGGTACAAGAGATAACAGAGAAAGGAAGAAAGTATATACCAGGATTATGATTGATCTTTCTCCTAGTTCATTAAGAATATTGGCCATAATGATTATGGGAATAGTCTGGTTCTATTTGTTGGTTGACTATATAATGGGAGATAAAGAAGATTAATGGGCGATTTACTTTACGGTATCGTAGTTCTCGTTATGTTATTCTTTGGAATCTCCTTAATGGCAAATGGATGGGGTCTTATGTCTCAAAGAGAATGGCAAGAAGAACATGAACACCATAGTGATCCTGAGTTGAAGAAGGCAGTTCAAGAGTCCACTCATCCTGAGATGCAGGATATTAAGGAGGGAGAAGAATTGATGTCTGTGAATTTTGTTGAAGAAGATCCTCCTCCTATAGATAAAGAAAGATTTAAACTAGATTCTCCAGCTTTACATGGAGAAGGAGATCCCTTATATAAATCTTTACAAAGTAGAATTGATATTTTGAGAGAAGAAAATAAAAAGGATGACGATGATGATCAAGATGATGGTGGTTCTGCAGTGGTGGCTAGAAGATGAAGAAGAAAGAAGAGAAAATTCCACAACCTAAGTTTAAACCTACTTTTGGTGGGTGTTATAATTATAGTAAGTTGAAGAAAGAAGGTTTGTTGGATGAGGAATACGTGCGTAAACTTACTGATCATGATGACGGTTCTTAAATCGGATCCTTGACTTTTGAAAATCTATATCCTATACTGGTAAGGCAAATTAATAGAGACAATGACTCTCATTTCTAAGTTCAAGAAAGACCTTCAAACCTTGAAGGGAGCAGCAACCGGAGACTTCTACCTTGATGTAAAAAATCCCAAACTTTATAAAAAAGTACGTCGTTATTATGAGAATGTGGAAGGGGTAGATTTTTCAGGAGATCCTTTAGATGATTATGAGATATTAATGGATCGTGTTTATTCTGACTTAGAGATTGTGGAGGCTAAATGAAATATACAGAAATAGTCTCTCAAGGGATCTATCGTTTTGTCCATACCGATGAAAAGTTGTGGAATGGAAAGCTTGATCTTCGTATTCAAAAGTATGATTCTGATACTAAAAGATATAAGGATATGTATCTTTTAGATAATCAAGAACAACTTTATACTTGTATTGAAGATCCTGAGTATACTAAATGGTTAGATCCAGATTGTGTACCTTGTTATGTTGGAGATAAAGGTGATAGAAGAAGGACTGTATCAAAAGATTCGTGAGGTTATTCCAACGGTCTGTGTTGACTTATTAGTCACCAGACCAGCACCTCATGATGCTTTCCTCCTTGTAAAAAGAACTGAAAGTCCTGCTAAGGGTGAGTGGTGGTTTCCTGGAGGAAGGATTTTTAAGTGGGAAGAATATAGAGAGACTGCTATTCGTAAGGCACAGGAAGAATTGGGAATAGATGTAACTTTAGGTAGGACCGTTTCAATAGAAGATTATTTTGCTGAAGAAGATGGTTATCATACTGTAAATATTGTGGTTCATGCGATGTGTGATAATGATACAATTAAATTAAAGAATGACCATAGTGGTTATGAATGGGTGGAGAAGGTTTCAGAAGATCTTCACCCGTGTATAAAGAACCCTCTTTTGATGTATGGATTTGAACCCGGATGAAGAGGATTATCCATATTGAAGATGGATTTTTAACGAAGGAAGAATGTCAACATTTTATAGAGTATTATGTA